AGAGAATATTCTGAGCAAGGCTTCTGTCAGCATCTAACGTACCTTCCCACTCTAATTTAGTGCCCTGTGCCCATTTGCTTTGTGACTGCATATCTAGCTCGTCACCGGTATTTAATACAAGGTCAAACTTCTCACGCTTTACTAACTTGATTAGATTTTTAACGGCTTGCTCGTGGTGATAGGGGATCTGTAGATCCGAGATAACCAGATAGCGTTTTTTAATCATCGTCCTCATCTTCATAATCGCCGAACTTCTCTGGATCGACTGGGTCTGGCAAGATCCAACCAGGGTACGACTGAGGCTCGGTGATCATGAACATGGCTATGTCTTCCTTAAAGCCTGCTCTTTTAAGGCTGCAAAAGTATTCATAAAGCCCAATGCAATAAGCATCTAACTTAGAGTAACCCTGCTCCTCTAGTGCCTTTGTCGCTTTTCTTGCCATGGTAAATTATCGGTCTAGGAGTAGGTTATAGATCTCATCAACACGCCCATTAAGTCTTTTAATTTCAGACAACAGATGTGTTATGACAAAGCCGGATAGACCACCCAGCGTAGCTAGTGTGGCAAGGTAAAGAGTGAAGAAGTCTGTCTGTGTCACTTCTTCTCTACCTGATCTATCGCAGCTTCTAAAGAATCGACCACGATGTCTGCTACAGACTTCTTAGCGCGGTAGGACTTAATTGCTTGGCGTAGCACAGGGATAGCAATTACTCCTGCAATACCGGCAATGATCATTGAGAGGCTATTCATTACTTGCTCCTAACATAGGTATCTGAAAAAAAGCCCCATCATTATCAGCCTTTTTCGTAAAGCTGACATGCATGTGCTTAGTGTGTTTGTTAGCCCCTGTGTATGGTCTCCACTTCCAGTTAAGGATTTGGGAACAGATAAGTCCATCGAAGATGATGTAACTAATACGCTTGTCTTTTTTTGACTTTGATAAGGTGCGAAGCTGATCTGCAAGATCGCCCATGATGTCTGGTTTCGATCCTTTATGTAAGTCACGATCGATATCAATGGCACGTACCCAGCCTTGCTCATCTGGATTATGATCAGACTTGCGAGCAGCGTGTCGGGTATCACCGATCCAGCCATCCGATGTGCGGTCACGATCTGGGAATGAGTCATCAAACTGTTCCCGAAGTTGGATCGCGGCTTTACTTAGCTGCGGCTTCATTGGCTTTTAATTCTTCATAGGTTGATTTAAGCATTGAGGTAAACTCATCGTTGCCTCGGTCAATGATTGCGTGTTCAGTTATTGTGCCATCTGAATTTTCAATTTCAATGAAAGTTACTTTATCCATTTTTATCTCCTAAAGTTCTGCGCTGAAGCCAAGGTAAGCAGAAGTGCTATTATTGAATGCGATCCATCCCGTTTGTCCTGCGGTCATGCCAGATGATGTAAAATTACCTGCAAATACTGTTGGAGATGCTTTATCTGAAACAGTAACGGCACTAATTGCTCCTAAGAATAATGACGGGCTTTCTTGCGCGAGTGTTGAAAAATCAACAGAGGTTGGAACGACTCTCATTGTCACAGGTAATTGTGCGTAACCGATTGCATTTGTTGTAGTTGTTACATAAGAAGTTGCAACGATTGCATAAGCATTTGTGCTTGTTCTGCGTTGATAATACCGCTGGCACATAGCCAATTCAGCCTGAATAGATCCGCCACCTGCACGAACAAACGGTGAAACCTGTGAGCCAACTTCTAACATGATTCCAGTAATATCAAAAGAATCAGCTGCTCCAGCAGTACCGACTGGTGCATAAAAAGCCAAGAATTGTAATTGTGTAGCAGTAGTTGCAATAGTGGCTGTAAAGCTATAACGAACCCAAGATGTAGTAATTGCTTGTGCTGTGCTTATCGGTGTTGCTGTGCCAGTAAATCCTGATCCTAGACCTGATTGATCCGTGCCTGTACCTGAATACAATCGAACTGCAAGTGCAGAACCACTAGATGAGAAGTTAGCACCTGCGCGAGCATAGAAGCTAAGAGTTACAGTCTTACCTGCTAAAGGAATCGAGTTAAGGCTTTCCATTGATTGACCAATGTAAAGATCGTTGGTCGCAGTGTTTCCTGCTGTGCGCTGAACACGCACTGCATTGTTAAAGCCTGTAAGTGTAGTGCTGCCAATCTGTTGAGCAGTTGCACCTGTCGTTCCAGAGCTGCGACCAGCGAAAATACGATCGACAGGGTAAAGGAATGAAGCTGCCGTTAGTGTTACTGCTGCTGTTCCACGCTGTGCTATCTCACAGCCACCATTGATCATCGCGTTGCGGCTGAACGGACGGAATAAGAATGTGTCAATATCTTGACCCAAGAGGGCTATCTGAGTAGCACCATTTTTTACAAGGTCAGTCGATTGAGGAACGTCAAACCCATAGTTCGTTGTCACCGTTGCCATTAGTTAGTTCTCCAGTCGGGATAATTGAGTAATTGTATCATTGAGGATTCTTAGATAGGCGGAATTGAGAAGTCTGTCGCTGAGACATACAGGGTCATATCGACATAGGTAGGGGTGGCATTTACAGCTATGTTTTCCACAAAGCCCTCAAAGGTTCCTCCAAGCAGGTTGCTTGGTAGATTAGTAATAGATACAGGCTCATTACAAAAGATTGTAAGAAGATCATCAAGCATTGCACTAGGTAGGTCTGGGTTATCTAGGCGGAACTTAATCGCTCCTAATGAACCTCTAGGGGTATTTCGCAGGAAAAGTTCTCGCTCAGCGATTTGCTGCATGTCACCTGTGCTGAGGATATTGGATTCTGTTGATTTCTCAAACAGCCCATAAGCTGCGATTGAAGCACTATCTGTCAAAGTTAAAATAGTTGCATAGCCTGTAGAGTATTTATAGATCAGGCTATTGCGTAGGCGAGCAGTCTGGGTCTGGGACTGGATACTGCTGGGAGTGGCATAGGCAGCATCTAGGTCTGTGTAACCATTGAACAGCAAGTAATTCTCGCGGTGATCTGCATCGGCATAATAGACCAAGCCATCGTTGCCTTCACTGATGATGCCTAGTGCGCTATTGGCTATCTGATCCACAAGGCTTTGGCTCTTAGCAGAAGCAGATGCGTTGATCTGGATCATATCAAACTCGCCTTGGTCGATCTGACCCAAAGAGTTTTCGGCTTCATTCCATGTAACTGTTGCTGGGTAAGTAGCCCATGTCACAGTTGCATTTACTTCATCCCATGTACCAGCAAGGGCTGCATCCAGAATAACTGCAATCTGTTCGCCATCTCGTGCAGAAGCAATGGCTGTGTTATAGACCGCTTTAGATAGTTTGGCTAATGGTCCAATACCTAAGATAGTGCCAGTAGTGACATAGCCTAATTCTTCTGGACTTCTGACTCCGATGTTAAAGTCTGAGACTGTGCCTGCAAAGAGTTGCTTATAAACCCCTGCTGAGTTCTTTAACTCTAAAGTAATTGGCTCAGTGATGTTGATGGTAAAGGGTGAATTATCGGCATTGACTATCTGAACTTGGCAGTATCCTGCTGTGGCTTGGCGATCTATATCTAAGCGACCAGTTGCATACGACACAGAGGTAACAGTCGTATAGACGTCATCTCCTACTGTTACACGCCATTCTGGAAGCCATGTCATGCTATAGCCAGACCACGCAATGTGCCGCGCTGGGCTGCATCTGTAAGCACTTGGTCAATAGCCTCAGCAATAGCGTTTGGATCACCGATGCCAGTGTTCACAACGATTGTTGTGCCGCCACCATTGTTTTGAGCACCTGGGAAACCGCTAGAAGCATAGTTGCCTGCTGTAGATGAATAGCCTCCACCACCGACTACAGGCACGAAACTGCCAGCAGCTAGTGCATCAAGAAGTGAAGGAGTGCCAGTAGTTGTGCTTGCTACTGCTGAGGTGCTAGTGGCTGTGCCGCCACCGATCATCTTTAACTTAGCAATAGCAGCATCTAAGTTGGCTAAGTTGATTAGATCCTTTGGAAGGATACCCTTAAGGATTTCCTCAATCTCAGTAAGTTTAACCTTTTGACCAGTAAGAGCACCAAGCACTCCAAGGTCTGCATTGAGTTTAGCCGTTGCGTTAGTTATGGCTGCAACATCCTTGGAGGCAATAGCATCTTCAAGATCCAGAATAGATTGCTTGACCTCTAGGCGAGCAAGGTCGTTAGTAATCTGTAGCAGTTGTGCTTGACTAGTCACCTTACCTAGTTGCTCGGCTGCGCTTTTCTCAGCTGCTGCCAGTTGGATCTTTTCCAGGTTAAAGACATTCTCACCCTTGCCAAGGGCTAGGTTAGCCTTGTCGATGGCTGCCTTTAACTGCTTGGCTTTGAGTTGCTTCAATTCTTCTGCTGTGAGTTTCTTGCTAGATCCAAGAGTTGCAGCAGTATATTTAGCTTCTAACTCGGCTAAGTGTGCAAGCCCTGCTGCTGGATCGTTAGCCGAGCCTTTGTTTGCACCTTTAGCAAGGCTTCTTAAATATGGGATCATGGTGAACTTAAACAATTTGTCAATGTCAAAGATTGCGCCTGCGCCGCCAAACGGAAGATTACCAATTCCTTTTATTTGATCTATAAGTATGGCTAAGCCTTGAATGGACTCAGATATAGCCGTAGCGAAGTCCTCCATACCTACTGCTAATTCATCGACTGTAGAGTCCTCGCCTAGTATTTTTAGCGATTCAATAATACCTTTACCAATGATCTCCTGAACGTTGGCAGATGCA